GACTGGCAGTGCGGGCTCCGGACTGCCGTCGTCAACGCAAATCACCTTAATGCCCGGCGGGTATTTGTTCCACTCTTCGACTTGCCGCGCGAGCATGACAAGGTTGCGATAAAATGGAATGATTAGGGTGATGCCGGTCATTCCTGCGTCCAAGCATTTGCATCAATATTGAAATCGATTAAGGCGTGCTTCATCGCCTCATCCCACAGTTCGCCATAGCCGGAATATGTGTTTGCACGCTCCTCAACTAGTTTGTGAATCAGTGCGACGATTGTAATCCACGCCTGATCTCGTTCAAAACTTTTCCCAGTAAGTATGTCGCCAACTTCTTTGTCGTCCATGGGCGTTTTCATAAACCATCCTCAGCCAATTTTTAACCCGGTCCTGATCTGCATCACCACAACACCAAATCCTCGCCGACGCGGTCAATCACTTTGTATCCCCACAGTTCAAGTAGCCGCTCAATCTCGCCGACTGCATAGCCGCGGTGCAGGCCGTGTTTGTTTTCCTCAACGACCAGAAGCGGATGGTGTTTGGCGATAGTGCACGCGGCACCTTTAAGCGCCGGTATCTCATAGCCCTCGAGATCGAGAAAGATCGCGTCGCAAACATCCAACGGCAAATCGTCGATCGGCAGCATAGGGATCGGACCAGGGCCGGCCTTGGAAATCTGATGGCCGCCGGTGTTCTTGCCGTGAAGCAAAAGCGCGGCGCCGCCACGGATATCTCCCAGCGCAGCGCGGGCGGCGAATACGTTGGGCGCCGCGGCGTTAATTGCTAAACAACTAAAATTCAGCCATTCGGGTTCGAAGGTATAGACCAGGTCGAAATGGTCGGACAGGATGCGCGGGTAAATGCCGATATGGCCGCCGGCCTGGACGCAGGCGCGGCGCTTGCTCAGGCGGGCGATATGCTGGGCGAGCTCGGTCGATCGGCGCAAGTAGGACGCTGGACCGACCATCGTCGGCGGGCAGCACCAGCCGTCAACGTAGTGAAAGCCGTTGTTCATGCTTCTACCATACGCAGCCAGTTTTTTATTCTGTCCTGATGCGTTGCGCCGACCATTACGTCTTTGCAAAAAGCGATACGCGGAAACTCTAACCCAGCGGCGGCGATCCGCGCGCGTAGCTCCGCCTCGCGGTGCTTTTGCGAGGATATCTTTCGCACGTCAAAGTCAATCATGGCGTAGGTCACCTTTTCGAACTCGCAAAAATCTAGCAGGTCGTCGAGAATGTCGCACTCGGCGCCCTCGACGTTGAGCTTGAGAAAGACGGTGTCGGCGTAGCGAAGGTTTTTAGCGAACCAGTCGCTGGCGCGGACAAACTTGCACAACTCCTCGCCCTTGTCGCTGGCGTTATCCTTGCGCCATAGGCTGCCGCCCTTGGTGTCGGGATTGTAAAGAGTCATGTCGCAGGTCCGGTGCCACAAACCGAAGGGCTCGATCTTTACCCGTGCGTCGGCGAACTTAGCGATGCGTTTGCGGCAAATCTTGACCGGCTCGAAACAGACGATCTGATCGAAGCGAAACTCGGGATCGAGCGCGGCCATCAAGGTCTGACCGTTGTTGGCGCCTACGTCAAGGAAAATTCGTCGCGGCACTAAAGCCTCCAATGTTTCCGAATCCATGGATAACGCTTTTGCACGCTACTATTCCAGGGCGGCTTCTCACCGCTGGTAAACACCATCCGGGCGCCTGCCGGTGCGCGCGTAGCAAACGGCTCAGTCCAGTTGATCTTGACCAGCCCGGCGTTTTTCCAGCGGCCGAAGCGGTGCTTTTGCCCTTGCAGCTTGTAACTCATCCATCCCTGATCGCTGCCGAAAAAGCCAGCGTCGGCGGCCAGCTTGGGCGATACGGCTGGGTCAAAGTCGTCCCATATCTCGGCCATCGTGCCGGTGCGGAGCATATAGGCGCCGCCGGCAATCTTGTGTGTCTCAAAGCGCGCGTCGGTCCAGCCGACGAAGTCCTCGGGGCGATCGACGAGCGGCATCAGGTCGCCAGTGACGACAACGTCAATGTCGAGCTGGAAGATGCGCTCGCCGAGACGCTTGGCCTCGCGTGAGAAGTTCCACAGCCGACAGTAACAGTTGGGAAAGCGTCCGCCGCGCGGGCTCGATATCCCGTCAAAGCGCACCGGCAGCGGCATTGCCTCGATCTGCGGATCTAGCCCGGCTCTGTCGTCGGTTATGCAGACAAACCGGAACGGCGCCGAGTAGTGCCGCGCGATCATGGCGCGCAGGACGTTGACGTGCTTGGACTGAAACGCCCTGGCGGTACCATCAACGTGCCATTTCCAGGTGAGAAAGGTGATCATCTAGTGTTGTTGGGTCAAAACTATCGATTTAGCCTTTTCCATCGCCAATAAAAAAGCTCCTCCCTTCCCCCAACACCGATCAGGCGCTAATGGTGTCAATTCGGTACAAAGTTTTGACTCGAACAAATCGATATTCTTAGTGGCGGCGACGGCATGCTCGATGTCTCGATATCGAAAACAAATAGCCGCCAAAATCATCCACGCTCCTTTGGTTTTTTTCGTTCCCGCACTTGCTTTTAATATATGAGAAGTAACCTCCGAATTCTCGGCAATCTTAAACGCCATTTGATCCACCGACGGGCGTAGTATGCCGTCAATTGCCAAAAGCGCTCTAGCAATGTTGGCCTCTCCTGGGGAATGTTTATTACCAGTTTGCCTTGTCGCCAAATCCCGCGCAGACTGCGGCGATCCTCTGTCAATTACGTTGGCAACGTTAGAATCAGAGCCACGGCTAACTCTCATGTGAACCGAGGCGCCAGAATAAACTACAGCCCACAAGCGATTCTGGCCATTTAATAAATTCCCGTCTCGATCGAAGACTATTCCCTGCGGAGTTAGTTTCCACTCGCCCCTTGTCATAGCATCGCTGTATTCCTCAACTCTATGCCAATTTGTTGGACGATTGTGTTTGTTTTGTCTTAGCATCTCATGCGCGCGTTCGGGCGTGATTAGTTCCGTAGAATCGGTGATCGCCGGTAAGTTATGCAAAACTCGATCACAATCCTTGCTGGCCAGGGCGCGTCGAAGAGCTTTACCTTTAAGCATTGGCAACCTCCTTCAATGCGACTCTGACGAGAACATCGGCTATCGCGTCAAGAGTGCCGTTGGCTTTGAGGCGTTCCAACTCTGCACAGAGTTTTACAAATCTATCCAGTCGCTCCATCTCTGACTCGTAGCTGGATTCGAGAAAAAATTTTCTCACGTCGCGCATAGTGCCCAGAGACTCCTGAATTTCTCGTACAACCGTCATTCGAGTCTCTCGTATCGCTTTGATATGCTCAACTAGAGCCGGTCTGATGATATCGCTCAGTGCGCGGATATCATTGTGAAGTTTTTCGAGAATTTCTTTCGATTCTTCCACTTCCTCATTTATTGCCCTTAACGCCGTAGCGGTTTGTTCCATAACCACTCCTATTACACAAATTTTTGCTGTTTCGGTGTTTAAGACATCGCTCCTAAACTTCGCCTCGGCTCCCGGATGTGTTCGAACCATTGAGCCCTGTATCAACAGAGTTTGTTGTTTCGTAAAGTAACTATCGTTCAAGCGCTTTCCGCCGATCTTCTCAATAAATAGCGAGGTTGCACTAATAGTGGCGTTATACTCGATAAAACCTTCCACGGAGTTCACGGTAAACCTCCTACCACGCCGCGTTCTCGCGCAAATTAACTAAACTGGCCAAAATTTACCCGACTCCTCTAGCCGTTGCAGGAACGTTTTATTGCGCTTACCGGCCTTCGGCGACAACCTGTAGCGATGACTCGGGAAGGTTTCAGCCAGGTCAAAGAGACCAGTATTTACCAAACGCAAAGCGTGCGCCCTCGCCGTCCTCGGTGCCACTTTAGCCCCAACTGCTATCTCTTTTGATGTTACCCACGTTTTTGAATCGCGGACGAACGCGAATACACGATACAAATGCTCGCTGATTTCATTGGCTTCCATGCCTTACCATGCCATTACATGCCGGACATATCAACTCATTTTGATGATAAAAGTCATCTCACTCTAAATCTAACATTTCTCGGGTTGACCTTAGGCTGCGGCTTTGGCGCTGCCACCTTGGGCGGCGCTGGCGGCGGCGTGCCGTCTGGAGGCGGCGGTGGCATGGGCTCCGTGGGCGCCACCCGGGTGAGAATCTCCCATGGGACCGGCCGGGCATACAGGGCGGCGAGCGCATAGGCGCGGCGGTCCAGCGCCTCGTTGCGCTTGCCGGGTGGCTTGTGCCATTCGCGGACGGGATGGCCCTTGACGAACCGGGTGACGACGCGCTCGCTGGTCAACTGCTCGAAGAAGTCGCGGGTGTAGCTCAACGGAAAGTGGCAGTACCCGGGGCCGGCGTTGCCGATCCTGAGTCTCGAATAAATGGCGTCCTTGGCAACATCGACGCCGACGATCCAGACCTTGTGGCCTTTGTGGCGTTTGGAGTTGCCGACCTTGGGCGGCCACATTGGACGGGCGCCGTTCATGCCCTTGACGGCGTAGACGTGGCGGCCCATTCGCGGACTGCAAAACTTGTAGACGGCAGCGGTGTGATGGCCACCACTGTCGACGGCAACTGCGCTAAGGCGAAGCTGCCGGCCGTCCTCGGTGGTCCATACGCGCTTGGTGATCTCGTCGACATCGTTCCAGATATCGGCCTTGGCGGGGTCGCCATAGAGAATAATCACTTCGACGCCCCAGCTCTCCTCGGGATCGTTGCGCCGCTCGCTACGCCAGCCGACGATCTCGATCTCAATCCGGTCGTCCTGCACGTCAATGCCGGCGGTTAAGTACAGGACACGGTACGGCATGGCGTCGGCGGCGTAGTTCTCACGGCGGTCGAGCAACGGATCGGTGGCGACGCGCTCGGCCTTCTCCTCCCACGTCTGCCCTAACGTGGTGTTCACGAACGCCTTCATCGACTCGAGGTCGCCTTGCTCTTGGCGCTCGTGGGCGGATAGGAAGGCGCGGGCGATCTCGCTCAACTTGACCCATGGGTTGTACGCTTCCCAGATATGAAAGCCGGCGATGCCTTTGAACGGCGCCTCGGCGATCCATTGGCCGTCGACTACGGCTTCGTGCCGCTGGACATCGGACCAGCCGGCGCCGCAGTGCTCGCAGGCATAGAGGGCTGTCTCAGGCTTGCCGGGTTCCCACTTGATCTGTTCCCACTTGAGCACTTGGAGTTTCTTGCAGGCCCAACATGGAACGTGGTATCGGCGCTTGTCGCTGGCGTTGTACATCGCCTCGATGTTGCTCAAATCCTTGATCGTGGGCGTGGAGGCGTAAATCTTTTTACGGTTCCAGAACGTCGTGGCGCGCTTGTTGGCGATGGCGATCGGTGAGCCTTCAGAGCCGGCGCTGGCAGCGTAGCGGTCGACTTCGTCGAACAGGACGACGCGGATCGGACGGCTGGCAAGGCCGCTTGGCGAATTGCTCCCGGCTAAGGTGACGTGGCCGCCGGGAAAGCGCTTGTGCAGGATCGTGTTGCCACTATCGCGGGTCTTGACCTCGGAGATTAGCTTGGCGAGCTCGGGGGTGTCACGGATCATTGGGGAGAGACGGTCCTTGCTGTAGGCTTCGGCGATGTCAAGCGTCGGCTCGATAAGCAGCATGGGCGCGGGGTCTTGATGGACAAAATATCCGGTGGCGTTCAAGCATAATTCGGTCTTCCCCACCTGCGAACTTGCCATCAAAACAACGTCCTCGGTCTCGGGGTTGGTGATTTCATCCATGGGCTCGCGCATGTAGGGCGTGCGGCTGGTACGCCAACGACCGGGCTCGGCGCTACTCTCTGGGCTGAGTATCCGGTATGTGTCGGCCCACTCGCTTACTTTTAGTTTGGGGGGTGGTATGTAGATCCGAAAAGTATCGTTCAGCGCATTCTCTAAAACTTGGAGGAAGTCGGACATTGGATAGCTCGGTTAGAATCTCACGGACGCTCGCATCTAGCTGCTCGACTTGGCGCGGCGTCATCTGGGGGTTGTTGGAGCGGATAGTGTTCGGTAATGCGAGTAATTTGGCACGAACAGCGGCATTCAGGCTGCTCAATGCCTCGACCACAGCCAAGACGGGAAGCAGTTCGCCCTTGTGCTCGGCGAGTTTGATCTCCAACTCCTCGCGCTTGCGGCGATCGAGTAGCGCGGCTTCTTGTATCCGGTCCAGCAGACCGGTCTGTGATTGCCAGCCGGCGGCGACTTTGCGCAGGTTGTCGAGATATTCCTTGTGCCATTGGACCGTGGTGCCGCCGCGTGTCAGCACGCCCTTGCGGATAAGCTGGGATACCTCTGGCTGGCTGATTCCAACGAGTTTGGCGAATTGTTCCTGAGTGTTTACGCCTACTTGAGCCATTCATGTTTCTTGTCTGGTTATAAGTCGCTTAGGGGCATTTTTGCGTGGGAGAAAATAGCGCCTCGTCTTATC